GAGATGTGTATAAGAGACAGCGATAAAATCACATAAGGGGGTGTAATCTGACAATGGCAAAAATCAAGAAGAATTTGAGCGAGTTGCGAAAAGCTGTGGATAGTTGTGAACCGGCTAAGAGAGAGCTGGGTATAAAGCTGCTAGATCAGCTGGAGTACATGGAGAATCTGCTGAGTGAGTACCAGAAAAAAATAAAAGCAGAGGGTGCAATCATCGAAGCGACAAACGGCAATGGTTTTACTGTCAAGACAGAGCACCCTGCAAGCAAGGCGTATGCGACATTAATCGGAAAATACAATGCAATGGCAAAGACCGTTGAAGACATTATTCTCGACAGCCTGCAGAAGTCTGAGGGCGACGAACTGTTGGAATTTCTGGGCGGTGCAAAGCGTTGACGGAGTTTGAAAAATATTTTACTGGCATTTATGACGGAAATATCGTTGCTTGTGAAAAAATGAAAAAGGTTTCCGAAATGCTGCTGAACAGATTTGCAAGCCCTGATGAATTTCATTTTGACGAAGCTATTGCAACACGGCACACGGATTTTATAGAAAAATTCTGTAAGCTGCCGTCTGGAAAACTAGGTCAGCCGTTGAAGCTAGAGTTGTTTCAAAAAGCGAGACTGCAAGCATTATTCGGCTTTGTTGACGATAACAACCTACGCCAGTATAACGAATGTTTAATAATTGAAGGGCGAAAGAACGGTAAGACAACAGAAATTGCGGCGGTCGAAAATGATATGCTAGTCAATGACGGAGAGGGTTCACCGCAGATATATAACGTCGCCACAATGCTAGATCAGGCAAAACTGGGTTTCAACGCCTGCTACAAAATGATAAAACAATCGCCGCTGCTGAGCAAGCATATTCGCAAACGTGCAGCCGATTTGTATTTCCCATTGAACATGGGATTTATAAAAGCCCTTGCAAGCAACTCAAACAGCCTTGACGGATTGGACGTTCACTGCGGTGTTATCGACGAATTGGCGGCAATCAAGAACCGAGATCTATATGATTTGATAAAACAAGCAATGGGTGCTAGACAGCAACCCATTTTATTTTGCATTACCACAAACGGCTTTGTCCGTGGCGGTATCTTTGACGCCCAATACGAATATGCGAGTAATCTGCTATACGGACGGCTGACGGAAATCAACAAAAGGTTTCTGCCGTTTATCAACGAACTGGATAGCCCCGACGAATGGGATAAGGAAGAATGTTGGATAAAAGCAAATCCTGGACTGGGCACGATAAAATCAATAGACTATCTGCGCCAAATGGTGCAGAAAGCCAAAGATGACCCTAGCTTCAAAGCAACGGTTATGGTCAAAGATTTCAACCTTCCGCAGAATACCGAAAGCGGCTGGTTGAGATGGGACGAGCTGAACAATGAAGAAACTGTCGTGGACTATCCGTTCAGATATTTCATTGGCGGTTTTGATGCCGCTGATTATATAGACCTGAATGCCGCAAAGGCTATCTGCAAAAAGCCTGATGATGATAGGCTGTATGTAAAATCTATGTACTGGATACCACAAGCCGTTCTTGACGCTGACGCTGAAAAGGGCGACAGACGTGGACGAGATAGTGTGCCGTATGAACTGTGGAAATCGCAAGGTCTGCTGAGGACGTGTGAGGGAAACAAGGTCAACAAGCGTGTTATCCTAGACTGGTTTTTGGAACTGAGAGATAAGGAAGACATCTATCCTTTGGCTATCGGCTATGACCCTTGGCACGTTTCGGACGAGCTGATAAAAGCGTTTGAAGAAGAGTTCGGCAAGGGCGTTTTAGTACCTGTGCGCCAGGGCGTTATCACGTTGTCTGACCCGATGAAGAATCTGAAAGCTGAATTTCAGCGACACAACATCGTTTATGACAACAACCCGATTGACAAATGGTGTTTTCTGAATACGGCTGTCAAGACGGACGTCAACGGCAACATTCAGCCGTGTAAGAAATCTGACCGAACGCAGAGAATAGACGGACTTGCGGCACTACTAGACGCATATGTGGTCTATTATAATCGGCAGGAAGAATTTGAAAGTTTGATATAAGGAAGGAACAAAATGAAAGGTGAAACATACGAGCAATTCGTTGAAAAATTTAAGCCCCAAAAAACCACTGATGACTGTTACACACCGCCACTGATTTACGATGGCGTGGCTGATTGGGTCTGCACAGAATATGGCATAAATCGTGATGCTTTTTGTAGACCATTCTATCCCGGTGGCGATTATGAAACGTTTGACTATACAGGTAAGATCGTAGTTGATAATCCGCCATTCAGCATTCTCAGCAAGATTTTACGCTTTTATATCGAAAGAAACATAAAATTTTTTTGTTTGCACCTGCTCTCACTCTATTTTCAGGAGCGACAGAACACTGTACAGCAATTCCGGTTGGTGTAGCTGTAACATATGAAAATGGGGCAGTCGTTAGCACGTCGTTTGTAACAAATCTTGATGATAGCGACATTCGGGTTCGCACCGCCCCACGCCTTTATAAGATTTTAAAAAGCTGTAATGATGCTAGCAGAAAAGAGAAAACTAAAACAATGCCGAAGTATGAATACCCGAAAAACGTTGCAACAGCGGCTGAAATCAATCGACTTTCAAAGGCTGGCATTGACTTTGAAATCAGAAAATCTGAAAGCCTTCGTGTTCGTGCCCTTGATGCTCAACTTTTGCAAAAAAAAGCAATATTCGGGTCGGGATACCTCATCTCGGATTACGCCGCCATGCGTTTAGAGCGAGCAGAACGAGAGCGAGCAGAACGATGGCAACTAAGCGAGAGAGAAAAGGCTATTATAACAGAATTGAACAAGAAATAATTTTGAAAATCATGCACAGAAAGGGGTGAAAAAATGGGTCTGATAAATCGTTTTAAGAACAGGTCACAGGTAGTGACACGATATAAGATGATGACGGAAATCGGCAACGGCTACTATGGCTGGGACGGCAACGTTTATCGGTCGGATTTGGTGCGTGCCTGCATTCGCCCCAAAGTCAAGGCTATCGGAAAGCTGACCGCAAAGCATATCAGAAAATCATATAGCCGAAATGGCGACGGCAATATCGAGATAAACCCTGAACCATATATGCGAATGTTGCTGGAAGAACCTAATGAGTTCATGACAATGCAAAAAATGTTGGAAAAAGTCGCAACGCAGTTGTGTTTGAACAACAATGCATTTATCCTGATTATCCGTGACGGCAACGGCTATCCTACTGAACTATATCCTATTCCTGCGGACAGTGCAGAGTGCGTATATATCGGTAACGATTTGTATTTGAAATTCACATTTTTCAATGGGCAAAGATATACGTTCCCATATGCAGATATCATTCATCTGCGTAGTGACTTTTATAAGGACGATATCTTCGGAGAACGGCTGAGTGAAACGCTGACACCATTAATGGAAATCGTGACAACTACAGACCAGGGTATTGTCAAGGCTATCAAGAATTCGTCAATTATCCGCTGGCTGTTGAAGTTCACCAGTTCCCTGCGCCCTGAGGATTTGAAGAAGCAGGCGCAAGAATTCAGCGAGCAGTTCATGAGCGTTCAGAACGGCACAGGTGTTGCGGCGGTCGATAGCAAGGCGGACGCAAAGCAAGTTGACGCCAAAGACTATGTACCGAATTCATCGGTTATGGAAAAAACCACGCAGAGAATCTATTCACTGTTTAACACAAATGCAAGTATTGTGCAGTCAAGCTACACCGAAGACCAATACAACGCCTACTACGAATCGGAGATAGAACCAGTAGTAATGGAACTGGCTGGCGAATTCACAAGAAAACTATTCAGCCGTATCGAAAGAGGATATGGCAACAAAATAGTTTTTGAAGCGTTCAATCTGAGCACTGCGTCAATGTCAACCAAGTTGAATTTGGTGCAGTTTTTTGACAGAGGTATTATGAACGCAAATGAAATCCGAAGCGTGTTCAATCTGGCTGACATTCCTTCGGGCGATCAATACTATGTCAGACTAGACACGGCAAAGATAGACAGCGGCGAGGGAGGTGAAAATGATGAAAATTAACGTCAAAGGTACTATCATTCCGAATGATGACCAGTGGATCTATGACCTTTTCGACATTGACGCCACTTCTCCTGCAAAGGTTTCAAAGGGTATAACTGCTGCGGCTGAAAAAGGCGAGCCGTTGGACGTTTACATCAACTCTGGTGGTGGTGATATTTTTGCGGCTTCCGAAATCTATTCGGCAATCCGTGAGTATTCAGGTAATGTCAAAATCCACGTTGTCAGTCTTGCGGCAAGTGCGGCAAGTGTGATAGCGTGTGCAGGCAAGTCAGATATATCGCCGACGGCACAGATTATGGTGCATAACGTATCATCAGCGACAAGAGGTGATTATCATGACATGGACAAGATGTCAGAGATTTTGCAAAAAGCCAATGAAACTATTGCAAATGCCTATATAACCAAATCAGGCATGACAAAGGAAAAGGCACTGGAAATCATGGACAAGGAAACATGGTTGACGGCTGATGAAGCGGTCGAGCTGGGTTTGATAGACGAAATCGCAGGAAGCAAGAACGCCAAGTCACAGCTGGTGGCGGCCTATTGCGATATCATACCGCAGAACGTGATTGAAAAAATGAAGGCCGAGCGTGCTGATAAAAAGATAACAGCACAGGCAAGGCTTGACAAACTAAAGGAGGGTTATAAAAATGACAAGACAGGAAATGCTTGATAAGGCTCAGACTCTTATTGACGAGGGCAATTTTGAGGAAGCCGAAAAGCTGATGAATGACGCTGAAAAAGCGGCAAAGACACAGGCAAATCTGAACGCTATGACAAAAGACCATGCGTCAGATACTATGAAAAATATCATTGAAAGGAATGAAAACAAGATGAACGAGAATGCGATCACACACACATCAAACATCTATGACAGCATCGAATACAGAACTGCGTTTATGCACAATGTTCTCGAGGGCACACCAATTCCTGCAAAGTTTGCAAACGAAGCACAGAACACAAAGACCACTGACGTTGCGGCTGTTATTCCGTCAACAACCATGCAGAGAATCGTTGAAAAGCTGGAGGAACACGGCCAGATCTATGCCCTTGTTACAAAGACAAATATCAAGGGTGGCGTGACAATCCCTACTTCAAGCGCCAAGCCAGTTGCAACATGGGTTGCTGAGGGCGCAAGCTCTGACACACAGAAGAAGACTACAGGTTCAATCACTTTCAGCTACTTCAAACTCAGATGCCCAATTTCAATGTCGCTTGAAGTTTCGGTAGTATCTCTTGATTTCTTTGAAACTGTGTTCGTTAATCAGGTGACAAATGCGATGATCGTCGCTATCGAGACAGCAATCATCAAGGGCGACGGCGCAACCAGACCAAAGGGCATTCTGACGGAAACTGTTGTCAGTGGTCAGAATGTGAACGTTGCACTGACAAGCGGCATTACATACGATACCTTGTGGAATATGATGTCAAAAATTCCGTCAGGTTATAGAGCAGGCGTTAAGTGGTTTATGAACTGGTCAACATTCTGCACTATCCAGGCAATGACAGATACTCAGGGACAGCCTATCGCAAGGGTCAACTATGGTCTTAACGGCGATATGCAGCCATCAGTTCTTGGCAGACCTGTTGTGTTCTCAGATGATATCGACGCTTATACCGACGCTGTATCGGCTGACACAATCGTCGCTTTCCTGTTCCGCCCTGAGGACTATATCCTCAACACAAATCTCCAGATGACAGTCAAGAGATATGAGGATAATGACACTGAGGATCAGGTTATAAAGGGTATCATGCTGGTAGACGGCAAGGTCGTCGACAAGAACAGCCTTGTAACACTCACCAAGAAAAGCAAGTAATCATGATGATAAAGGGGGCATAACGAATGCTTGAAAGTTTGAAAAAATCGTTGAGAATATCGCATAACAAGCTAGATAGCGACATTATGTCAAACGTTGACGCCTGCATGGAAGACTTAAAGCGTGTGGGCGTGTTCGTTCCCTTTGACGCTGATGATTGCAGTGCAATTCTGAAAAAGGCTATCGAAAACTATGTCAAATGGCAGTATGATTTCAACGGCAAAGGCGAAGATTTCCGCAAGAACTACGAGCGTCTGCGAGACGCACTAAGTCTGAATGAGGACTACACGGAGGGGATTTAACAATGTTTAATGATGTTGTAAAAATTGCCAAAGCGAAGATAGTTTCAGACAAAATAGGAAATCAAGAAAAGGTCGTTGATTGGGAAAATGCCAAAGAAGTGTTTTGCCAGGTATCATCAATTTCACGTTCTGAATTTTACAGTGCCGCACAGGCAGGGTTTCAACCAACACTAAAAATCAAAATGGCGGATTACTATGACTATGATGATGAAGATATGCTATTCTATAACGGTCGGGAATATCGTATCATACGCACATATGTTGCAGGAACAGCCATTGAACTGACGGCTGAACGTTTTGGCGGTGATAACTGATGAAATCGGTCGAGATTGATGTCAGCAAACTGGCGAAACAGGTCGCTGATGACCTGAAAGAATACAGCGAAGAAACCGCAAAGATAGTTGACGGCTGTATCGACGAGGTTGCAGACCAGTGTGTCGAAAAGCTGAAAACCACATCACCACGCCGCACAGGCAAGTATGCCGAAAGCTGGAAAGCTGAAACAATATACGCTAAGTCGGGCAACAAACGTGTTGTGGTGCGTAACAAAAAATACTACTACCTGACACATCTGCTGGAACACGGTCACGCAAAGAAAGGCGGCAAGGGCAGAGTAAAGGCATTTGTGCATATCAAACCTGTTGAAGAATATGCACAAAAGACACTGCCTGAGCTGATAGAAACGAGGTTGAAGAAATGAATTTGACATTGGCTGATATACGTTCACGATTAACGGCTATCGACGAACTGAAAGACAAAGTCGCATACTATTCATCACGTGATGAAATGAAAACGCCATACTGCGTGTTCTATCGTGAAAGCACCATAGACAGCGGAGACGATATGCACCCCGCAAGCCTGCGAGAGCAGACGATAGTCATTGAATTGTACACTAGGAAAATCGACGTTAATTTAGAAACGGCTGTTGAAAAACAGTTTGCGGATTTTGATTTGGAAAAGTCTGAAAGCTGGATAGAAGACAGCAAGGAGTATCAGATAAGATATTCATTTACCAATTACTTGAAGTAAAGGAAGAAACAATGCAATATTTAGGCGGTAAATGCAAAATTGCAAAACCTATCTCAGAACTTATTTTACAAAAAAAGGAAAATATTAAGACGCTTGTAAGTTTGTTCTGCGGCGGCTGTGCAATCGAAACGAAATTGGCACCACATTTTGAAAATGTTATATGCAATGACCTGCACCCATATCTGATAGCTATGTATCAGGCATTACAAAACGGCTATGATTTGCCCAAAAATATATCTGAAGAACAGTATAGATATATCCGTGAGCATAAGGACGAGGATAAGGCATTGACTGGCTTTGTGGGCTTTGGGTGTTCGTTTGGTGCGAAATGGTTTGGCGGCTATGCCCGAAACAAAAAGGGTGACAACTATGCCAAGCAAGGTAGGAATGCTATAATGCGAGATATTGAAAACCTTAAAGCAGCAAAATTCACCTGTGCCGATTATCGCAGTGTTGACATTCCTGACGGATCTATAGTATACGCTGACCCACCATATGCTGGCGTTACAGGCTATTCAACAGGCGAATTTGACAGTTCTGAATTTTGGGAATATATGCGAAAAATCAGCGAGAAAAACACAGTGTTTATTTCGGAACTGCAAGCGCCTGACGATTTTGTTTGCGTTTGGCAAAAAGAAATTTTAAGGACGCTAAATGGTAATAGCAAACGTCCAAAATCTGTTGAAAAATTATTCGTACATAAATCACAAATTTAAAAGGGAGGAATTAAAATGGCTGAAACAAAGAAAGCCCCAAGCAATATCATTCTTGGAAGCGGTTATATCTACTATCAGGATTTCAACGATGAAACAATACCTGATGTTGATACTATCTGCACCAAAGCCAATGTTTTGGGCTATATCCAGGGCGGTGCAACCCTGTCTTATAAGCCGACATCCTATACGGCAAGTGATGATGACGGCACGCACCAGAAAACAATCACCACCGAAGAAGAGGCTACACTGAAAACTGGAATCGTAGTATTCAACGGCAATACGCTTGACGTTCTCTGCGATACCGCAAGAGTTACAGAAGATACCAGCAAGAAACGTAGAACTGTCAAAATCGGTGGTCTGAAGAATATACGTCGTAAGAAGTATGTTTTGTGTTTCCACCACGTTGACGCAGCTGACGGAGATATATGGGTCATGATCGTGGGCAACAACCAGAGCGGTATCGAGCTGGCATTCACAAAGGACAAGGAAACTGTTATCGACGCAGAGTTCAAAGCACTGCCAAGCGACAGCGAGGGAACGCTGATTACCTACATCGAAGAAGACAAGTCAATAAGTGCCACATAAGCAACACAAATACACAGCCTACTGAATTTTTCAGTGGGCTGTTTTTTTGGAGGTGTATAAAATGCCAAAGACGTTGAATTTCAATAAAATGCAAAAACCTAGCCTGCGCATTGAGCTGGCTGACAAAAAGCATACCACGATATTTGTTATGCCGCCCACAAAGGGTGAGATTGAAGCGTTCGGGGAAATATCTGCAAAGTTAGGCGGCAACAAGCTGGACGAAGCAATCGAAATGTGTGCAAGGTTGATGTCACACAACATCGCAAAGATACCAATAACGGCTGAAACACTAGCTGATTGGGACATCTATGACATTCAGATGTTCTACCGCACATATATCGACTATCTGCTAGAAATCAAAAATTCAAAAAACTAGCACTCCCCTACTATCCGCCGCAGGATAGGGAGGGGGAAAAATATGAAATTTCCTCAACGTGGGAAAAATTAGTTGCGGACTATATGGGCATATCGCTATATGATGTTGATGATATGGACTACTATGACTATCTGCTGATACGCCGTGACGCATTTATCGCACGGCTCAGGCAGACAGAGAGCGGTCAAGAATACCTGGATAACGCATATAGGTTGACCTTGACGAAGCCTGACCGACAGGCTTTGCGAGAAAATTTCGGAAAGGGGGTAATGATAGGTGGCAAAAAGTAGCATAAAGGGTATTACGATAAAAATAGGCGGTGACACCACAGGTCTTGACAAGGCGCTGAAAGAAACAAACAAAAAGAGCCGTGAACTGGAAAGCGAGTTGAAAGCGGTCGATAAAGCCCTGAAGCTAGACCCGAACAACGTCACACTGGTCAAGCAAAAGCAAGACCTACTGAAAGACAGTATCAAGGAAACAAAATCAAAGTTAGACGTGCTGAAAGAAGCGCAATCACAGGTCACAGCGCAGTATAAAAAGGGTGAGATAGACGCAGGACAGTATCGTGCATTTCAACGAGAGTTGGAAACAACGAAGTCGAAGCTGTCAAGCCTGAAAGATGAAAAGAAAAATGTCAATGCTATCGGCACAGCGTTCAAAGAAGCCAAAGACAAGGTCGAACCTGTCATAAAGAAAGTCGAAAAAGTCGGTTCTGTCATAGGCGGTGCAACAAGCAAGGCCGTAAAGTTCACGGCAACGCTGGGCAAGATAGACACGGCTATGATAGGCAAGGCGGCTGACGGGTTCAAAAAATACACGCAGACCATAGGCGTTGGTCTTGCGGCTGTAACAACGGCACTTGCGGCAAATGTTGAAGCAAGCCGTGAGTGGAACAGCGATATGACCAAGTTGAAAACAAACGCCGAAACCAGCGGCAATAATTTTGATTTTATGAAATCAAAAATGCAAGATTTGGTGGCTATCACAGGCGAATCCGATTCAAGCATTGAAGCGTTATCAAACCTTATGGCTGTCGGTTTCAGCGATGAACAAATGACGCCTGCTATAAACGCACTCAGCGGAGCGGTTGAAAAATTCCCTGATACCTTGAAAATCGAGAGCCTTTCAGACAGCTTGCAGGAGACCCTTGCCACAGGTGCTGCGACAGGTCAGTTTTCAGAGCTTATCGGGCGTATGGGTGATAGCGTTGATGATTTTAATGCGGGTCTACAGAATTGCACGTCAGAAGCAGAACGTCAGCAGTATGCTCTTGACTGGCTGGCAAATTCGGGTCTGTCGGAAATCAATGACGAATACCAGTCAGCAAATAAATCAACGCTGGACTATGAACGTGCTAGTTTTGAATTGCAGGACGCCCTTGCGTCTTTGGGAACTGCGTTCACACCTGTTATGGCAGGCGCAAAGGGAATGGCGGCAGATTTTCTGACAAAATCGTTGCCAGCTGTTCAAAAATTGTCGGGCGGTTTTACCCAACTGTTTGACGGCGTTTCTAGTTTGCTAGACGCATATGACAGCGGTGGTCTTGACGGCTTGACCGAACAAATTCCTATTGTTATATCCGGGCTGTTCAGTTCTGCGTCAGAAACGCTTGCCGAAAACGCACCTGCGCTAATCACAGCGGCAACCACAGTTTTAACATCTATCATTCAATCACTAGCACAATCAGCACCGTCACTAATCAACTCGATTTTGCCGTCATTGCTTAACGGCTTTTTTGGATTGATAAATGCGTTGGTCTCAACTATCCCGACGCTAGTGCCTGAACTGGTGCAGAGTGCGATCACGCTGTTTTTAGGTCTGATTGACGGACTAAATGACGTTATCAAACAGTTGATGCCGATGCTGCCTAGCCTGATAAAACAAATAACAGACACGCTGATTGAAAATCTGCCAGCAATCATTGAGGGCGGTTTCCAACTGCTAACAGGATTGATAACAGGTCTGACCAAGTGCACGCCCGATTTGATAGACAGTGTGATAGCGTTGATACCAGTTATCACAAAGGCTTTGACGGATAATCTGCCTGCGCTAGTCAAGGCTGGTATGGAATTGATAGTCGCATTAGCACAGGGCTTGCCACAGGCTCTGCCTGACCTTATCGACGCTCTTCCCGAAATAATCGGTGCTATCATAGACGGCTTCAAGGACGTTGATTGGCTGGATTTGGGTGCAAATATTCTCAAAGGCATTTTAAACGGATTAGTTTCTGCGGTCAGTGGAATTTGGAGCGTTGTTGAAGATGTTGGAAGTGCTATCATAGACGGATTTTGCGATTTCTTTGACATTCATTCCCCGTCAAGGGTTATGGCGAAAAAGGTCGGTCAGTATCTGCCGTCAGGTATTGCCGTCGGCATGGAAGACACTGCAGACGAACCAGTGGACGAGGCGCAGGCTATTGTTGACAGCGTTGCAGGTGTATCGGCTGAATTAGACCCTGTCATGATAGGCAGGCAAACCGCAAGAAAAACGGCTGACAAAATATCAACCGAAACCGACAGCACCACACAGCACGGCAAGAGCGGTGATTTGACAGTGGTTATGAACATCGACGGAAAACGTTTTGCCACAGTGACAGCGCCATACATGGACGTTGCTATGGCTGAAAAAATCAATCTGAACGCTAGGAGGGTGGCGGACAATGTCTAGTATAACGATAAATGGCAAAAATTCCTATACCGATTTCGGAGCGTTGCTGACATCACGCAGTACGCCACCGCCAAACATCAGGGATATATCGGCTACTATACCATACCGCAATGGCGATATATGTTTCACATATCAGCATGGCGGTAAACCTACCTATGACACACGAACACTGACATACAAATTCGTGTTTATGGACTGTCCGAAAACCGCCTTGCGGAAAACAGTGGCAGATTTTGAAAACTGGATTTTGTCAGCTGGCGAATGTGATTTATATGACGATGCCGAAATTTACCACTATAATGCAAGAGCAATTAGCTGTGCTGAAAGCGAAAAGGGCTATCATGTTGAGGTAACGGCAACATTCAAGGCACAGCCGTATAAGATATCTGATGATTTTTCAGACAAGGGTTTTGACGATTTCAGTTTTGAAAACGACTATCTGAATTTGACAGATATGACATTGACGGCGGTCAAGCAGACACGATACGCCCCTCCTGCAACCTTAAAAATCTTTTTGTATTCAGACGTGCCGATAAAACCACGTCTGATATATAGGCGGTCTGCTGATGATACCGACAAGGTAGGATTCACGTATTTCCAAAATAACAACGTTGATATATCTGAAAAGGTATACAGACCGACAGAAAACCCGTTCGATATGGACGAATTGATTTTACAGCCAGGTTTGAACACTTTGTCAGCGTATGGCTTCGGGTCGCTCACACTGGATCTGCATGAGGAGGTGTTATAAATGCACACTGTCACTATCACAAATGGTGTTGAAAAAACCACGATACATAGTGATAACCTTGACCGCATTTCAGGTGGAAAAATCGTCAAGGCTGTCAATGCCGTTGACAGTTTCACGTTTACCATATACCCCGACAATGCAGGATATAACAAACTGAAACCACTGACAACGTCGATCACTGTCACGGACGATAGCACAGGCAAAGACATTTTTATCGGGCGTGTGCTGAAATGTCCTGACAGCATGAACGAGCAAGGACTGATTTGCAAATCTGTCACCTGCGAGGGGCGTTTGGGCTGGCTATATGACAGTGTTCAGCCATATGTTGAATACAAAATGGTAGGTATATCAACAGTGCTAGCGTCATTCATTTCTAAACACAATGCACAGGTTGGCAATGATAAACACATATCGGTCGGGCAGGTCACTGTGACGGGCGAAAATAATTACACATATTCTGTCAATTGGGTATCGACTATGGACGCTATATCTGAACAACTGGTCGGAAAATTCGGCGGTGAAATCCAGCTAAGAGACCAAGACGGCAAAGTGTACATAGACTATCTGGAGCATATCGGACACGGCACTGACACAAAGATAGAACTGGCGGTAAATCTCAAAACTATCAGCCGTGAAATTGACGAAACGAGCGTTATTACACAGCTATATCCGTTGGGTGCAAAGCAGACCGACAGCGAGAAAAGGCTGACGATTGGCAGCGTGAACAGTGGTAAAGACTATATCGAAGATAGTGCGTTGGTCGCTAAGTATGGCGTAATCAGCGGTACACAGACGTGGGACGACGTGACACAGGCGTCAATTTTGAAGACAAAAGCCACAGCATTCCTGAAAAGCGCAAACAAAGCCAAAAAGCAGTATAAAATAACTGCGGTCGATTTGTCAACGATTGACATGAATTTTGAACAGTTTGAACTAGGGTGCTGGTATCGTATTGTCAACCCTCTTATGGGAATCGATGAAGATTTGCGCATAATCGGCATTACTATAAACCTTGACAGCCCTGAACAATCCGAGCTGACATTTGGCGACAAATTTGAAACCATGACAGGGTTCATGACAGCCAAAACCAAAAGCCTGCAGACCGCTATTGATGATAGCGAATTCAGAAATCGTCAGGTGATAGACAGCAAAATCGAAAATGCCACAAAGTTGATAACTGGCGCAGAGGGCGGTCATGTTATTCTTGACCCGTCAGAAAAGCCAGAGCGCATTTTGATTATGGATACGGCTGACATAAACACTTGTAAATCCTGCATTCAGCTGAACAAAAATGGTTTAGGTTTTTGGAAAACGTCCGACGGCGGTTCTGCAAAAGACGGACCGTACACAAATGCGTGGACTATTGACGGAAATTTGGTGGCTAGTTTTATAACCGCCCTGACCCTGACAGGATTGAAAATCAACAACGGCAGCGGAACGTTCAAGGTGGACGAGAACGGAAACGTGGTCGCTAACAAGCTGTCGTCAAAATCAGCAACTATCACAGGCGGAAGCATTAGCATTCAAACGTCTAGCCAAAATACCAGTGCAATTCAGCTATCCCACAACGAGTGGACGCTGAAAGTCAGTCCGCTGGAGATACGCATTGATAACAGCACGATCGGCGGTCATATCGTCCTGCAGGCTGGCGCTATGTCGGGCTACTGGAATAACGAATTAAAATTTTCACTAGACACAAACAGCGGTAACATATCAACGTACACAGACAGCGGCAAAAAAGTATTTACAGTTGATACCAATAACAGGGCGATGTATCTATACAACGAAAACGAAAAAACCGCAATACAGTGCTACGGCAAAACAGGTGATATCATGTGCAACAGTATCACTACAAAAAACCACACACTAGACTAGGAGGGATAAAATGGCAAATAATATTGATTTGGCGACAGCAATCGAAACTGTCCGAAACGCATTTTACGGTCGTGACGTTCGTCAGGCGTTGGTTGACGCACTGACAGCAACGGAACAGGCGGTAAATGATTTAAACCAAAACAAAATCAAAAGCGGCACGATTGAATACACACTGGAAAAGGCAGCTTCAAGTGTGCAAATACCGCTGAATTTGGATTTTGTGCCGAAACAAATTTGCGTGTCGCTGAGGGATATCGGCACGCCTAGTCCATTTCAGAACTATTGCACCCATGTGCAGGTATACAAGGGCGCATATTTCGCAGTAATCTGTATGGGTCCTAGTAATGGTGCAACCACTGTCAACGTACCTGCAGGAACGTATAGCATAGACTACATAGCAATCGTATAGGGGGTGCAGAAATGGTAATCAGATTGGACGAAAATTACAACGCAATGACATCAACAGCCCTTTTGGGCTATGTCGGTGAAACAAACGCCCGTCCTGTGTCGGTCGAAGGGCTGACAGTAGACGGCGCAGACCGCTATGTGTTGACTATCGACTATGGCGATGGCGTGACGTATGAGGTCGATATCACAGGCGGACAGTGGACACCTACGGCTGACATACTGCGTTCAGCGCAGACAGTCAGCTGTCAGATAGCAGCTAAAAAACTGTCAGGGCAGGAGTACATACTGGTGAAAAAGTCACGAATTTTCCGCCTGAGAATAGGTACGGCTATAGGCGATAATGCTATCCCGTCACCAAGTGTGGCAGCTGACGCACTGGATAGGATATCGGCAATCGGTGAACAGGTCGAAGCTGACGTGGAAAGGGCTGAGAATGCAGCTAGCACGGCTATGCAGGCGGCTGAAAACGCAAAAAAATCTGCCACAAACGCAGAGAAATCAGCCGGCACGGCAACGCAGGCGGCAAGCCTTGCAGAAACCGCAAAGGCATCTGCAGAAACGTCCGCAACACAGGCAGACACTGCCATGCAGGGTGCAGAAAACGCCCGTGCTGAGGCGGTCACAGCACAGAACGCCGCTAAGATATCCGCAGCCCAGGCATCTGCATCAGCACAGCAGACTGAGGCTGATAAGACTATAACGGCTGGTTATGCTAAAACCGCAAAGAACTGCGCTGACAGCACTGTGGCAGACAGACAGGCAGTGCAGACGTTGGCAGAACAAGTCACGGCTGACAAGGCTAATGTGGCAGAAAACGCCGCTAAGGTCGCAGAGGACCGCAAAACCGCTGAAACCGCTGCGCAGACAGCACAATCCATAGCTGACAGTTTGCCTGAGGACTACACTACCGCTGTTGGAAAAATTGCTGAGAATACTGCTGAGATAGCTAACGTGAAACTAACGGACAAAGAGTTGCAACGCAGGGTAAATGCACTGTATGACTTGGGCAACGGCATAACACACCAGTTTGAAACTGACAGCGATACGGCATATGCCAAGACTATTCCTACAGGGGCAAAGCTGATGTCGGTGAAGTCAATAGGCGGTCATTCTGAGGTCATTGACGGTGAGATTGTTAGTGCAGGCACGGAAGAGGTCGTGGAGCAGGGAAAGAATTTGTTTGACTATACTGACAAAACCTATCATGGAGCGAATGTAAACAAGGTTGAAAATGGTGTTATTTACACGAAACAATTATTGACAACTATCCTAAATATTCCGACTATTGTCGGCAAGAAGTATACGCTGTCATTCAAAGTAAAATCAAGTGGAGCTAATCAAGGCGGTTTGCGTTGGTCACTACAGAAAGGAAAAAACACATCATACGCACATGATAGTTCGCTGATAAAATCAGAAGTAGGTTATGCGGCAAACGCAGAATATCAGGCAGTAGCTACGTTCGTAGCAACTACTGATTTTGTGTCACTGTGCACCATAATGCTTATGGTTTATGACGTTCAGCTAGAAAATGGTGATATCGCTACCGATTATTCCCCATATTATCAGACTGGGTACCCAATCCCCGACGCTATCAAGGCACTGCCTGGCTACGGCTGGAGTGCAGGAACGGCACGAAACTACGTTGATTATGAGAATAAACGATACGTTCAGTGCGTACAAAGTGTTGATTTGGGGACGCTGACGTGGACTGCTGGTGAATCTGTGTCATTTAAAACACATCATTTAGCCGGGCAAAAATTGACAAAAAGTTATAGCATTGCACCAAATTTCATATGCCCAAAATATTCGACAAAAACGCAAAATGAATCGTGGGGCAAAACCAGTATAACAGGCATATCAGCTACATCAAACGTTAACGGGTATATCTATGTCAACGATACGTCCTATACCGATGCCACCGCATTCAAACAGGCTATGCAGGGTGTTACCCTGTATTACGAGCTAGCAAACCCAATCGTCACCGACATTTCAGACCTGATACCTGATGATTTTCTGCGAAATATTGAGGTCGAAGCAGGCGGTTCAGTGACGTTCAAGGGTGGTAATGACGATTATAGAATACCTGTGCCATCAGAGGAAGAGTACGTTGTAAAACTAAGTGAAGTAGGAGGTAGCGTATGACGGATTTACAAAAGAAAATGGCTGACAAGCTAGGGTTGACCCCTGATGATTTTCAGCCGAAAAAAGCCACGAAAGTTGACGAGCTAGAAGCACAGGTGCTATATACTGCGCTGATGACAGACACGCTGATCGAGGAGAGTGACGACAATGTATAGAAAAGTCAAACGTTTGTACGATTTAGGGCTGTACACTGCTGAACAGGTCAAAGATTTTGCTGACAGGGGGAAGATAACCCCTGCACAGTACGAGGAAATCACAGGGGAAAAGTATGAAAGCGAGGTAGTAAAGTGAAATACATAATAATGCTGATGATCGTGATAGGGCTTGCACTGGCTGATTTTGCCACTGGCTGGATAAAAGCCTATTGCAAGGGCGATGTCCGTTCATCGAAAATGCGCAAGGGTGGTCTAAACAAATTGGCTGAGATAGTCGTCATGGGTGTGGCTATCGGTTCGGAAATCGGCTTTGAGCAGTTAGGCCACTACTATGGGCATAGCGAACTGGCAGGCATTGCAGGAACTATAACTGCACTGGCTGTTTTCGGATATATTTTTGCCATGGAAATAGTTTCTATACTGGAAAACTATGGGGAGATTAACCCACAGGCAAGCTGGATAAACAAAATAGTGGCAAAATTCGGAGTTTTTAAAGACAAGGAGGACTAATTATGGCAATGACATTTGACGAATTTGTGAAGAAATATAAGGGCAAGGGCATTAATTTCGATAAGTTGTACGGTGTACAGTGTTTTGACCTGGCGAATCAGTTCAACCGGGACGTTGTCGGGTGCGGTATGTTCATCGGTCTGCACGCATACATGATTTACACAAATTTCGACAGCCAACCAGTGAAGAAATATTTTACCAAAATTGCGAATACGCCATCATTCGTACCGAAAAAGGGCGACATCGTGGTTTGGGGAAAATCTCTCAATGGCGAAGATGGTCACGTTGCCATAGCCACAGGCGAGGGCAACACAAAATATTTTTACAGCTACGATCAGAACTGGTTAGGCAGAAATGACCCATGCACAAGAACCTATCACAACTATAACCATGTTTTGGGCGTTCTCCGTCCGAAAAATCAGAGCGTTATCAATCCACCCACACTGGAGACGAAAGGCTATAAGAAAGGTGCGAGCACAGACGGGTCGTATGCCCTGAAACAATTGCTAATCCTTGACGGCGCAAAGCTGGACGATAATGCAATCATCGGCAAGGGCACTGTCAGTGCTATCAACAGCCGACTGTCAGCATGGGGATACAGACCGAACGGCATTGCAGGCAAGAAATTCATCAAGAAACTGCGTGAAAAAATCAAAAAAATAGTCGCATAAAATTCTCATAAAATTCGCAATAAAAAAAGCCGTCAGAGCGTTTGCCCTGGCGGCTTTTTTTATTGCGAATACACAGTTATTGCAGTACCTTATGGATCGTGCTGATATCATTATCATCACGTTCAGCGTTCACAAAGATTGTATTTAGCCATTTCACCTGATAGCCGTTGTTGGTATGATATCCGTGGAAATGCGCACGTCTGATGTGTGGTGCTTTCGGTGCGCTGTGACCTTGTGGGCTATGCTGATCGCCGACAGCGAATTTTGTAGGATTGCACAAATATAAGATTGATTTTTGTGCATATTTTCAGAGCAAAATTTCAGTGTGTGCAAAATTCGTGTCATATATCTGTCTCTTATACACATCTCCGAGCCCACGAGA